TCTACGGGAACACCGCTTCCTTCCTGAGTGGATACGAAATGCGTAAGTGGCTGGCGACGTCGGCTCTCTACTTCGGCAATGGCTACCTGCTCATCCGGCGCGATCTCCGCACCGGCGATCCGGTGGCCTTGGATCCGGTTGACCCGTCTGCCGTCAGCGTTGAGATTAAGGGGTCTGAAGCCCGTTACATCGTCAACAATTCGGTGGTGGATGACTCAAGTCTGATCCATGTGCGGGCCTCGACGGACCCGCGCAGTCCTTGGCTCGGGGTGTCTCCGATCGACCAGTGCTCTCGGGTGCTTGGAACTCAAGCCATCCTAGATCAATGTATCGAGGAGTTGGCGAAGAGTGGTTTTGTCGGAAAACTTGCGATTGAACACCCCGGGCCACTCACTGCCACGGCGCGCGATTCGATGCGTACCAAGTGGGCAGAGCAACATAGCGGCGCAGACAAACTTGGCTTCCCGGCGTTCTTTGGCGAAGGCATGAAGGCCTCGCAGATGGCCGCGGACGCAGCTTCGCGTCTTATGGATGCGAAGCGCATGGGTATAGGGGAAGTAGCGCGCGCATTTGGAGTGCCCACGCAACTGCTCTACGAGGGCGAAGGGCGCTCGCAGCCAGAGATCGCACAGGCCTACGTGACGCATTGCCTGGCTCCGTTCTGCGCTGGCATCGATGCCGAACTGTCCCGCAAGCTGCTCCCACCAGGTGAGCGCATGAAGACTGATCTCGTTCCGATCACACAAGGCGACTTCCGCACGGCCGGCAAGGCGTACGCGGCGCTGGTGCAGGTCGGCGTCCTGGCACCGAACGACGCACGCGTGCGGCTCGGTCTGCCACGCATCTCTGGCCTTGACGATCCGGCGCCGGTGATCTCCGGCATCACACCCGCTGCGAATCTCGCAGACGCAGAGGAAGGCGACCCACCATATGAGTGATCTCGAAACACGCCAGGCATCCATCGGGACCGTTGAAGGCAAGACCATCACCGGCTACGCCGCTCTTTACAACTCATGGAGCAAGCCGCTCATGGGCGCGAAGGGCACATTCACCGAGCGCATCGCGCCTGGTGCGTTTGACGCATCGATCGCAGCCGGTGCGTCGCTGTGGTTCATGCATGATTCAAAGCAGATTCTCGCCAACACCAAGAGCGGAACACTCACGCTCGAATCAGACGCGCAAGGTTTGAAATACACGGCCACGCTCGGTGATTCGCAGCGCGACGCCGATGTGCTTGACCTGGTGAAGCGCGGAGTGGTCTCTGAAATGTCATTTGGATTTTCAGTTCCGAGCGGTGGCGACTCATGGTCAGGTGAGAAGCGCACGCTCAATCAAATCAATCTCCGCGAAATAAGTGTCGTCGAAGTGGGTGCATACAGCAACACCACTTCAAGTGTCCGGTCCCAAGAAACGCCAGTAATTACAAAGGTAATCAAGCCAATGAACATCCGCACCATGAATGCAAAGCTCGCAGAACTGCGCGCACAGAACGTCGAAGGCACTGAAGTAGAGAACCGCGCCGAGATCGTCGCACAGATCGAAGAGATCACCGAGGCCCGCAACGCCGCGATGGCTGCCGCTGATGGCATCCGCGAGGCTGCGACCCCGATCCAGCGCACGATGGACCGCCGCGACGCTGGCGAAGAATGGCGCGCATCGCCCGAGTACCGTGACCAGTGGCTGAGCTACTTGCGCGGCGGCCGTATGCCGGAACAGCGTGCAGCGATGACCACCGCTAACCCTGCAACTAACTCGGTGCTCATCCCGAAGCTGTACACCGATGCCATGGCTCACTACGCCCAGGTGGCAACCGTAGCTCGCCAGCTAGTGGACTACAAGTCCGGCGTGCAGGGCTACCAAACGCTGCGCTACAACACGCTGTTCAGCAATGACGCTATCACGAATGCGTGGACCGTTTCCGACGTTGGCACACAAGCAAGCACCGAAATCAATCCGGTCTTCGCTGAAGTTCCACTGGCTCCGGCAGCGTGCTTGCCGTTCACAACCGTCTCAAAACAGCTGCTTTTGCAGAGCAATTTTGATCTGGAAGCCGAAGTCGTCGAAAACCTGAATCGGCAGTTTGTTCGCAATGCTGAGTGGGGGTTGCTATCCGGGGGTGGTTCAACCGGTACGAACGGTTCGACGCTCAATCAGCCAACTGGACTCTTCACTGTGCAGACTGGTTGCACCATCGCGACTGCAACAAGCACTGGTACATCACGCGCCTTGGCTTTGACTGCCGCGTGCACCGTGGTAAATTTGACCGCGATGCGTTACACCAGTCTTCCTGCGAGCTACTGGGGCACAGCCTCTTGGCTCATGGGTCAGGACGTGTACGCGAAGATCGCCGGTTTGACGATCAATGGAGTGCCCGTGTTTGTCCCATCCGCCGATGCCGTCGGCCAAGCCGGTGCGGGCTTCACGTTAATGGGACTCCCAGTGTACGTGAGTGAATTCACTGGACCGACGCAGGCAACCGGTGCAGGCGCGAAGAACACTATCTTCAGTCTTGGCAACCATAACGAGGGGTACAGCGCTCGCGAGTGGGCCGGCGCGACGATCATGCGCGATGATCTGAGCCTGGCAGCAGCCGCTCAGGTGAAGTTCCAGGGCACGATGTTCATGAACGGCAACTTCACCCGCGCGAAGGCAATCGTGCAGATGCAAGTCACCAACGCCTAATCATCCTCTCAAGTAGCTGCGGGGTGGGGTCTCGACCTCACCCCGCAGTAGCGAGGCTCTATGTCTATACCTGCAGTACAACCAGGGCTGGCGGACGTGCGTGCCTGGCTGAAGCGCATGCACAACGAGGACGATCCGGCCATCGCCGCGGCGTTGGCTGCATCGCTGTCGGCGTGGATGGCAGCGACCGCCAAGGAATTGCAGGACATCACGGACGAAGAGTGGCTTGCCATTCGGATTCAGGTGGGTCATATCGAGTCATTCCGTGGCGATGACGCCGTAACTCCGGAGCCTCACCCGTTCATCCAGACCATGCGGCGGATGCACAGCACACAATCGATCGGATGACATATGGCCGGCTGTGGATTCTGGCGCGACGTCTTCACTGTGCAGCGATCCACTCAGACGGTGGATGCTCTGGGTCAGGCTGATCTAGCCTGGCTCACTGTCGGCACGGTCCGCGGGATCATCAAGTACGGGCAGCGCGAAGTCATCGGCGACATGGGCGTGGCGGTTCGGACTGAACTGGAGATTGAAACCTCCTATAGCCCACTGGTAGAGGCTCGGTCCCGTTTGTTACTCGGTGTTACGCCGTACAACATCTCGAGCGTCGTTGATCCTGACAACGGGCGCCGGAAGCGTCTTCGCGTCCTAGCGACGCAGGAGATCCAATGACCCGTAGGCATGACCGTGATATGACTCCGGTAGGACGTTGGAAATCCAACATCATGCCGCTGCTGCCTGGTCAGACCAGTCGGCCACCGTTCCAGGGTTCATCTTCGCTCAATCTGAGCGTGGACAACTCGAGCGTGATGAAGGCGCTGGGTCGACTGTCAGACCAACTGAACGAGAAGGCGCGACGGGTGGGCATTCGCCGGGCGCTGAGGCCGTTCGTGGCGGAACTCCGGAGCATTACCGGCACCGGTCCATACAGGGGCAAGAACACGCACCGCAAGGCAATGGCGGCGGCTACGGGGATCGTCATCAAGCGCCGTGGATCTGGGTACAGCGCACCGCTAGTTGTTCAGCTCGGCGTGCGATACGGCAAGCGTGGCGGAGCAAACGCGCGCGGCCGTCAGCGGGTGTTCCATCTTCTCGAAGGCGGGTTCAAACACTTTGGCAGTAGTCAGCGCTACACAAGCATGGCGAGCCGAAACGTGGGAGCCGGGAACACCTGGTATCGACAGATCGACCGTGACTTCCGCGGCCGGTGGACTAGTCCACGATTCCGCGAGGAGAGCACAGCCAAGGGCGGCAGGATTAAGGGAAGTGGGCGCGCACTCCGTTGGGCACAATCTGCGATCCACCGTATCACGGATGCAATGGCACGCGAGGTCCTAGTAGAGGCGCGGAAGCTCCTCGGGGGGGCGAAGTAATGGCACTGAGCAACTGCATGAAGGCGCTGTACACCCTGATCGCTTCGGGAACCTACCCCGTGAGCGTGGGACTACGGCGCGCCGGCGATACCACTCCGATGATCGTCTACGAGGTGTCGCAGGTCGATATCGACTGTCTCATGATCGGCGGTGACGCAGGGCACTACACGATCTCGGTGACTGCTGACTGCGTGGCTGATACTTCGCTGCTCGCCTGGACAGTGGCTTCGGATCTTGTGGACGTATTCAGCGGCGTCTATGTCGACAACGCGGAAGACATCAATCTGGTGCTGTCGGGCGTCAACGCGACGGCAAGAACTGAAACACCGGATGACGGGCAGAGCGACGCAGAGCGCGTGGTGTCCGTCACCCTCACAATCCTTGGAAAGGAAATCTAATGGCACTCATCTCAGGCTTCGGCGGCGTATTGGTGTTCAGCGGTTCAACCACGGTCAAGTGCCGTAGTTTCACCATGTCAACGGAGCGCGAATCATTGGAGGTGACGTTGATTGGAGACTGGCGAAAGAAGTACGCGCCGGGACGGGTCCGCATTTCCGGGACCGTGACTCTGTTCCGTCAGGACACAACCGTTGACGCGACGCTGAGGGCGCATCTGTTCCCGACGAATCTTCTAAACAGCGTGAATGCTGTCCTTACCCTGAAGTTCACGGACCAGGGTGGTGTTGTCTACAACAACACGATGGACGGCGGAAGCCAGGATTACAACGTCCAAATCACTTCCGCATCGTTTAGCGATGACGGCTCCGGAGCCGGCACGTGGGAACTCAGCTGGGAGGCTCAGTGAGTCTAGACCCGTCCAAGGTAAACGCATCTGCGCCGCGCACGGTGGATATACCAGGCATCGGTCAGGTGATCGTCAGGCGTGCCACGCTTGCGGATCTCGGGTTCGCTGCGGATATGCAGTTCTGGTGGGTGCGCCTATTCAGCCTGCCGGACGGATCGCCGCTGTTCGCGCCTGGTAGTGACGTCGGCGCGCTGGATCATGAGGTTGCATCGGCGCTTCTCGAGGAGGTCAACAGACCGCGTTTTACTCAGCCGGTGAACGCCGGCAGTGGAGAATCGGGAGTCCCGAAATGAGGCAGGGCATGGACGCCGGACTGGCTGAGGAATTGACCTGCGAGGAGCGGTGTGAGTACCTGCTGACCGTGATCGCGTCGGCATTGACGCACAAGAAGCCGAGCCAATTCGCACCCTGGCTGAGGAAGAACAATGGCTGACAAGAGCATGAAGTCAGTGATTTGGGCGGAAATGGATACCACGGGAATCACCCGTGGCGTCGCCAAGACCACCGCGGAACTGACCAAACTCAACCGCACGGCCGCGTCGGGTGCTCGGTCTGCCGGAATTACTGCGACACTTCAAATGACGCAAGCAGCATTTCAGGGCGTCGGCACGCTGTTCGGCAATGTGGAACGGCGCATGAATGAACTGAACGCCGCGGCGTTGAAGTTCAGTGGGCCGGCAATGGGCGCCAACATGATGGCAAACGCTGAACGATTGAAGGCGGATATCAGCATCGCCAAGTCTGTGACGCCTGGATCCATCGCTATGTCCAAGACCAAAGAGGACCTGGCTGCCGGCGAGGCGGCGCGCATCGAGCGCCAAGCTGGAGGCATCAACGCCGGCATGGGTGCAGTCGGTCGGGCGCGGGGAAACCTGGGCGCGACGAGTGACATGCTGCTTGAAATGGGCGGCACGTGGTTCGCTGGCATCGAGAAACTATTCAGCGGCGATATTCAGGGAGTGATGGACACTCGATCGCAACTCATGGGACAAGCTGGCGAACTGGTCAATGCTGAGAACTATTCCTACGGAGCACAAACACCTGGGCGTGGGATGCAGGGCAGCGAAGAACTACTGCGACAGATCGCCAAGAACACTAGCGGGGGAGCACAGTAATGGGTTCATTCGGCATCATCGAGATCAAGGATTCTCGGGTTTACAACTTCGCGGCAGCGGATGAGACAACCCTGACCTGCGTCTACTTGGCGTACTGGGAACCAACCACCGCCGGCGAACTGTATCCAGGAGACGGTCCGACCTTGGCTCAAGCTGGGATGCCGATGGTCAACACGCGGCCACCGGCGGCGATCCATTCGCCAAACGGAACCATAACAACGTACTACGCGAGTTTTGTCTGTCGTTCGGTAACGGTCACGCCCGAGACGGCAGTCCCGTTCACCTTCCGAGTGGAGGCCCAGTATTTTAGCATGGTTGCGGCGGATGCAAGCAAACAGGGATACGGCACGAAGCAGACGCGGCAGATCACTGGACGTAGTTACGCCGAGTATCGATCGGGAGTCACGCTGCCGACAAACGGGACTGTGGCATGGCCTCCACCGGCGGACATTGGCGGAACGAAGCGCGATTTAAACGGAAACCCGCGAGTGAAGGAACTGCCGCAGGTCACGTACCAGGTGGAGTACAAGTGGGATCGTTCGCCGCTCATCAGCACTACCGATGGAGTCGATCCGCCGTTTCAGACTTGGTTCAGCGCTATCAATAAGCGGAACAGCGTCGCTTTCATTGGCGCCGGAATCGGAACCATGCTTTACAAAGGAGCAAGCGCGACGCTGGATCGTGAGGTTTGGCGCGTGGTGCATACTTGGATCTTTGATTCGTACTACCACCTCGAGCAGATGCCGACGCCGAATCCCACCGGCCAGCCGATTTTATTCCCTGGAATATCGATTCCTCAACCAACTGGCCCTGCTCAGCAAATCAATCAGTGCCAAAGCATTTGTTGGTATCAGCGCTACCCGGACACCACTGATTTCAATACATCGTTTATCGATCCGGCGAACCTCAGCGATCTCACCAAGGCGTATCCGCCGAAGCTCTTCTAATGTCCTACTCGCAGCCACTGTTCCACGGCGGTATGTACGGCAAGGCGAATGCCGTGGTTTGCAATGGTTGGCAGACGGCTGCGAACGCCACGCAGCGATACGGCGAAGCGATGCGGTGGGCTGATGATGCGATGGCCAAGGGCAACATCACTAGCCAGGGTCTTTGCCAAGTCACCTCCGCATTCTTGCTTGGTGGTGTGGACAACCAATGGGAATACACGGTAAAAATGTGGACCCCACCATTTGTGACGGGCACAGGCATCACACCGAGTGCGACAGATGCGCGGTTCAGCTACACCACCGTGCGCAATATCCGGGAATTTCACAATACGTCAAGCTTTGCGGATGGGATGTCTTTGACGTCTCCGCCGGCGTCGATCGGCCCGGTGGGAAGCAACTGGACCGGCGCTGCTTGGACGCTTTCAAACCTCGAGGCCAAAGTCATGCTTTATGTTGTCTATGACACTGGTGGCAAGGCGTACCCATTCTTTGATCGACCCAACCCTATCCGGTGCACCTAATGGCCAACCTCACGCTCGTCACTCCTATTCCGCCGCAAGTCATCTGCAAGGGTGAGGTGTTCGCCGTCTCGATGCACGTCCACGATGACGGTTCCAACTTCCACTGGACAACCGCAGGATTCACGCCCAAGGGCTACATCACCGTGGGTACGGTCAAACTTGAAGGCGCCGGCGCTGTAGTCAACGATGGCGGCGGCACGGCCACCGTGTCCTGGACTGCGGTGCAGACGCTGACCGTAGACGCCAACGCCTGGGGCACAATCGTCCTCTACGCCGCCCCGACATCCGGCAGCGAGAACCGACACATCGCGACCATCTTCGCACGCATCACAGCAGAAAGCATTCCGTAAATGTACACCTCAATGATGCGTCGGGCCCTTTTCGGAACGGGTAGCGCAGGCAACGTTACCGCTGACGTACTGCTAGTCGCTGGCGGTGGTGGTGGTGGTGGTGCAAGTGCGGGCAGCGGTGGCGGCGGTGGTGGTGGCGGTGGTGGGCTCATCTATACATCACAGACACTTGCGCCCGCAACCACTTACGCGATTGTCATTGGCGCAGGTGGCGCGGCTGCCATTACCACGGCTAAAGGTAGCAATGGAAGCGACTCGACAGTATCTATTCTTTCCCTGACCGCAACGGGTGGCGGCGGCGGCGGCGGCGTACCAAGTCAACAAAACGGTGTATCTGGTGGGTCTGGCGGCGGCGGCAGTTACGGTGGCGGAACTGGCGGAACTGCAACGCAAGGATTTGCCGGAGGATCAGTAACCACTAGTGGATCGCAATACTCAGGCGGTGGCGGCGGCGGCGCTGGTGCAGTCGGAACATCGGGCGGAACCAGTAGCGGGAACGGTGGCGCGGGTGCTACCTACTTCAGTACGGTGTACGCAGGCGGCGGCGGCGGTGGTCGATTACTTAATGCCGATGGAAACGGTGCGGGAGGATCTGGCGGTGGTGGCAATGGCGGTGGCGGAGCGGGAACCGATGGCCTTGGCGGCGGCGGCGGTGGATCGTCTTCAAATATTTCAGGCTCGCCAAGTCCATCAGGTGCAGGAAATGGCGGTTCAGGCATCGTGATCATCCGCTATCCGGGAACTGTAGCAGTCGCAACGGGCGGCACGATCACCTACACGGGCGGCGTCTACGTACGCCACACATTCACAACGAGCGGAAGCCTGGTGATGAACTAATGGACAAACTAGCAGCGGAAATCGTTAACGACACAGTCACACGCGTACTCGTTACGCCGACTCTCGCATGGGTGCGCGACAACCTTGGCGGCGAGTGGATCGAATGCAAGATGGACGGCAGTATTCGCGGGTGCTATCCGGGCCCGGGCTACACGTATGACCGCGTGAACGATGTCTTCGTCCCGCCACCTGAAGAGCCAACACCAGAGCCATGATTCACCTTGCACTGTTCATCATCTTGGTGCTCACCAGCGGCTGCGCTTCGCAGACGGCGATGATTAGCCAGGCGGCTACATCGAGCGCGGCATCGGCAGCGGTTGCACGGGCGCACCTGGTGGCAGCAAGCGCCGAGCTCGACAGCATCGAGGCGCAAGCGAACGCGGTGCACCAAGCCATACCGTTCGTTTCGGATGACCAAAGTCCGATTCACTCAACGCTCCAGTATGTCTCGATCGCAGTGGTGGCCGCTGTGATCGGAGCACTGATCTACACCTACATACCACGAGGCCGCTGATGCTTACGACTGCCCAATACACAATATGGATGCTTGCCCTAGTCGCATTGACATTCGCCGCGGGTTGTTCCGTCGGCTCCACCTTCCGCAGAATCCGAACTCCCACAAAGGCATCAAATGCTAAATCTCGCAACGCTTGACGGTGTACTTTCCAGTCTATTCTTCAGCATAACGCTAGGTTTGATCGGGACGCTGGCCGGCTACTTCTGGTGCCGCAGTAAGGGCAGCAAATGAGCCTGAAGAAGTGCTGTTGTGGTGGCGGTGGTTGCTCTGACCCAATATGTGAGAGTGGGAATTGCAATGCCATCATTGCCGACTGTGCAAACCTTGGGCCGTTGAATTTCACGGTGAGGATTAACATGGTTGCGCGTCCTGCTACTTGCAGCAAATATGAATGCGGCACTGAGCCGTGCGAGGACTTCGGCGGCGCTACATTCTTCACCGAATCCGGCTGCCAATTCTCCGGCTTTGGGCCTTATGTCGATTGTGCGCCGCGGACATTTATATCGCCTAGTGGCGGTGTCAATCAGAGCGTGCTGACGTGCACTATCGCTGATCCAGGGGCTAACAATTTGCAGTGCATATTTCAGTGGGCAACCCATGTAAATCGAACTACAAGTACATGTGGAGGCGATCCTGAGAACCTTTGCTTTACGGTGAACAGCATCGTTCCAGCTGGTTGCAAGCAACTGACATTTCCGGATATTGCCGTGTACGAGGACATGATTGCGGTGTCTGGTTGGTATGACTGTCCTGAGCCTCCTGGTGTTCCCGCACCGAAGAACTTTGCCGATTTACGATCTATCAAAGGCGCGTTTGGCAAGTCTTGTGGCGACTGCGCGGCGGAAGACCCGAATCAACAGTGCTGCAATTTGATACCACTGCCGTGCGCCTGCGAATGTCTTGGTGGCGGGCGATCAACAACCATGCAACTGTTGACGCCAACAAATGATCCCAAAGACGGCGTGCTGTACGCGTCAGTTGATTGGTTCGCACCGTGTGCTGGTCCATCGTCACCTAGTCGGGGCGGCACTTGGTGTGGAGAGGGATGCTCCGGCACGGGCACGGCTAGCGAAATGATGATTCATTTCAGGGCTATATTTTCTGTATCCACACCACCGCTCGACGTTCCCTATGCGCCGTGTCCGACAACAATCGTCGGCGAGGGTTTCCCCGGCGCTTACATAACCTTAAATCAACCCACTTACCCTGGCGCTGACCCAGATGGCCTGGTGTGGTGTTATGAGCAGAGGGACGTATATGTGCTGTTCAAGCACTGCAACGATACCTATACAGGTGAAGGAAACAAGTGTCGGATGCAGAAGGGACTGTATCGACCGGTTCAAGCTGGCATCTGTCTCAACCAGACCTTCATGCCCAAGGGCTGCTGCATCATCGACTTTGAAGACTGCTACAGCAAGCCATGCAACGATGCGCACGTGCCATGTGATTGCTCGACAACGATCAAGGAACTTTTGAGGAGAGCCGGATGGGACTTTCTGGAAATCGAGGTGCTATGAAATACTGGACGATTGAGAACGGGAAGCCCGTAGAGCGCGACGTACCTGGGCCGGATTCAACTACCGGCATCGGGTTGGGTGATGTGGTTGCCGGCGCGACCAAGGCGGTGGGGGTCAAACCCTGCGGATCGTGTCAGAAGCGGCAAGCGGCGATGAATAAGGCCACGCCCAAATGGATGACAAAGATGCTCGGCTGGCTTCGGTCTTAGGGGAATTATCCGACGTGACTTAGAGCGCTTTCAGGGTGTACCGTGCCCCCATGAAACACCGGGCGCTCATCGACAGAATGGACCAACAGAGGGGCGAGTGGTGGCTATGCCGCAAGGACACAGACCCGCGCGGTAAGTGGACTATCACGTGCGATCCTGGGGCCGCTTGGGATTGGCGCTTCAAAGTGGGCTTTAGTTATGAGCGCGCAGTGAGAAGGTTATTGGTGGCTCAGGAACAAGAAAAGCGCACAAGCATTATTTCTCGGAAAGTGGCAGAAAGAGTAGAGCAAATTTCCGCGGCTGTCGATAAGATGCGTACTAAGCGCATATAGGGGGTGTACGTCAGGACTGCGGATGGCTGAAATCGAATTTAACGTAACAGCCAAACGTTATCCTGCACTGCCCGATATGCGTCTCCTTTGGAGGACGCAGCATGGACAGCAAGGACCGCAACACTCAGCGGCGAATGATCGGGGTAGACCTCGTAACTGACGGGCTACTGGAGGCGATAGCAAAGTACGACGGGTCGACAAAGGTGCACGTGGTGCGCCAGCTTGTTCGGTCGGCCGCCCGTGCTCACTACGGGACCGTAGAGGCTGCGCTACTGGAGGTCCGCAATGGCTGACCTATTCACAGGGATCGCGTGCCTGGTGTCGGTGGGAGTCTTCCTGCTGCTGTTCCTTGTGCCTGACCATGAGGCTTGCCAGCCGGTGCGGAAGCGGGGCGAGGAATGATACCTATCCGCAAGTACGACACGGAGTATTGGCGCAGCACGTCCGCAGGATTGCAGCGTGAGGTGGATCACTTCCGCGATAAGACCACCATACAGAGCAACATCATTCAGACCATTGCGCGCCGCATCGAGCGCATCTGTGATGAGGTGAGTGCTGGGCGGATGAATGAGTCGGACGCATTGCAGAGGCTCAACAACCTCGCGCAGTTGGTGTTCCGGTCGATTGAACAACAGGAAAACGCGGTCAAGTGATCGCACCGGCTGGGGGTGCGTGCTGTCGCCCCTTGGCCGGCTACTTCATGGAGGATGGATATGGAAATGCAAGAAGAGTCAAAGGTAAAGGCGAACGCCGCTGCTCGCCAGTGGTGCAAGGAAGCGATCAAGCTGGAGTATCGGTGGTGCGTTGATAGCAACAGTTGGTACACGCGTGCTAGTTCCGGCGTTTGGGAGCGCGACCGGCTGAACATGGTGAAGGGTGAAATCATCAAGGGCGCAGCCAAAGCGAATCCAAACGACACTGGCAGTTGGGCGCGCTACTTCGCGTGCGTGGCTGAATCGTTCGATGGGTTGGTGGTTGGTAGTGCGGACTGGGATCAGCATCTGTGGGGCTTTGGCGCACCTGATGACGTTTATGACCTGATCGAAGGGAGCGCGATCAACCGGCTGCTCGATCTCAGCATCACCAAGCGCGTAGGGGTTCGACCAGGTGGAAGTACCACTAGGTGGGAAGCATTTCTGCTCGAGGCTGCACGTGGCGATGCCGAGGTTGTTGCGTTCTTGAAGCGCTGGGCCGGCTACGCGCTCAGCGGCAGCACCAAGGAACACTGCATTCTGTTCATCCACGGACCAGGTGGAAACGGGAAGAGCGTCTTCGTCGACACCATCCGCTATGCCTGGGGCGAGTACGCCAAGACGCTGCCAATGGACGCGCTGATGGAGAGCAAGGGCGATCGGCATCCGGCAGAGATTGCCATGCTAAAGGGCGCGCGCCTGGCCATTGCCAATGAAACGCAGGAAGGGCGCAAGTGGGATGACGCCAAACTGAAGCAACTGACCGGCGGCGATGTGGTGGTGGCTCGGCACATGCGCCAAGATTGGTTCGAATTCACCCCCTGTTTCAAGCTACTAGTCGTTGGGAACCATGCGCCCCAAATCGCGGTAGTTGACGATGCCATGCGTAGGCGGCTGTGCATGGTGCCATTCACCAACAAGCCAGAGAAGCCGGATGGCGACCTGGGAGCGAAGTTACGGGAGGAAGCGGGAGGCGTCCTACGTTGGGCTATGGAAGGCTTTGAGGAATGGGCGACTCTTGGCGGCTTGCGTCCACCGGAATCGATCCTGAAGGCAACGGCGGGCTACCTCGATGACCAGGACACGGTCGGCGCTTGGTTGCAGGACTGCACCATGCGGGTGGAGACTGGATGGGTGAGCAGCGCACAGATCATGGCGTCATGGAGCCACTGGTGTGCTCAGAACGGCATACATCCAAAGAGCATGAGGCGGCTCGGGCCAGACCTAAAGGCCCGTGGCATCGTTGCAGAGCGTACTAAGCATTCGCGGGGCTTCTCAGGGGTGACGCTAGTGACACATGGTGACGCATTGGGTGACACATTATGAAATCGACATTTGGCAATATTCCAACTACAGAACGTGGACTTATTAAATTGGTGACACTTATGACGCTTCTTTCTGACATAGCACGCACGCGCACGCGCGCGCCCGTGGCTACTCGTATGCAAACAAGCGTCACCAAGCGTCACCCGTCACCAACAAAGGCAAGGAGATGAAAGATGAGGACGTGGAAATCGCCGTACGCGGCGCTAGTCTCAGAAGTACGTGGCAGGCGATTGGGTTATGGCGGCAGCTGGACGAGGTTGAGCCTGAAGCTCAGGCAGAACAGCCCATTGTGCCAACGGTGCCGGATAGCACCAAGCGACGAAGTGCATCACATCGTGCCACTGGAGGTCAACCCTGCTCTGAAGATGGACCCAAGGAACCTAATGGCAGTGTGCCGAGCGTGCCACGAGGAACTCGAAAAAAGAAACGTAAAGAAAGTGAGCCAATAAAAATTCACCCCCCCGGCATGGGTAGGGGGGGTACCCCCCTCCGTTGGGCACCGCCTTGTGGGAGCATCGGCACGCAGGACGATCAGGGTGCGGCAAGTATTCAAACGGTAGACAGCGCCATAGAGCGATCGGATCGCTATGCCAGGGGCGTGACTCTTGGCGAGATCCCGGCGCCGAAGCGAATTAAGGTGGCGTGCTCTCGTTACCTTGCGGAGCGCTACTCACCAGGGGAGCATGGGATCACCTGGGACTCCACACAGCTTGACGCATTCGTGACCCGCGCGCAGGTCATGGGTATGAAGCTCCTACCCTGGCAGGTCCACGCGTGCGCTGTGCTGCTGGCGCGCCGGCGCGCGGACGATGGCACTCCGGCTACGCGCTACGCGCTGTGGTCGGTGTCGCGTGGCGCCGGCAAGACGGGGCTTGTGGTGGCGCTGCTCGAGTGGCTGCTGTCCACCGGCGAGGACATGGAACTGTGCGCGGTGGCGACCAACCAGATGAAAGCCAACATCATCCACGGGCGCATCGCCAAGATGCACACGGGCGAGGACCGGTGGCGCTCGGTGGGTGGTGGTGCTTCGACTACGTCTGGTTTGATCCAACACAAGAAGGCTGTATTCAACGCGTTCCCATCGACCGATCAAAGTATGGACGGTCTGGTCCCGCGGCTCCTAGTGGCCGATGAGGCTAGTCGCATGGACGCGGCAATTTTGCGCGGTATGTCATCGGTCACTAAGTCGCCGATGGGACAGATGCTCTTCATCACTACGCCCGATCGCGATCAGAAGTCGCGGGAACTGTGGCCGTACTGGCAAGCGTGCGAAGTTGCAATTGACCAGGGGACGCCGCTGCCCGAAGGGTGGTGGGCCCTGCTGTGGGGGATGGATGCCGAGGACAACCCGGACTCTGACCTGGCGGTACAGCACGCGAACCCGAGCGCCGGCGTCCTTGGCGCTGGCATACGCGTCATCCGCGACAAGATCGCGAACGCACTGGCGACCGCAGACCCGAAAGCACGGGAGGAAACGTGGCTGCAGGAACTGGCTACGTTCACGGATGACCTCGCCGGCGCGCTGCCGCTCGAGCTTCTTGACCGAGTTTCGGTTGACGAGGACTGGGATATGTTGGCCGGTGCGGCTGGCGTGGTGGCGGTCGACTTCAGCCAGGGCGGCTTCGCGTTCGGTAGTCAGTGCGATCTGACGTCGCTGTGCCTCGCGGTGTGGGATGGGACGAAGGTCCACGCGCGCGGATACCACTGGTGGGCCGGCGCAGATATCGTGTTCGATGAGAAGCGAACGCGCCAACCTCTGCAGAAATGGGTCGAAGATCACGCGCTTTCGCTTGCCGGTGGGCCCACAATCGACCTCGATTTGGTCGAAGCAAGGCTAGTGGACATCTGCCGGACCTACGATATCCGTGCATTTGTCGCCGATCCGGTGGGTAAAGCAAGCGCGTGGGCTGCCCAAATGGAGCGGAAACACGGCTGGAAATGGCACAAAGCGCCGCAGACGATGGTGTGGATGGGTGGCGGTTGGGCCGTTTGGAGCGATTGGATCCGCGCCGAACGCATCCGATGCAAGCCGGACCCAGTTCTGCGAGCGTGCCTGGCGTCGGCTCGGCTGTTCGTTGGACTCACCGGACTCGCGATGCCGGTGAAGGCGAAGAGCACCAGCAACATCGACGCGCTCACTGCACAGGTCATGGCGGCGCGGGTGTTGAACGATTTGCAGATCATGGGAGGATCGATGTACGAGACTCAGCCGGGCTTCTGATTACTGCGCGTATGTACGCCGCATACACAATCTGAAATAGTGTCTACACACCGTTGACGCGGTGTATGTAGGCGCTATTGCATTCGTGAAATGTCGTGGTGTAGTACGGGAATGGGATCATGGTTGGGTAAATTCTTCCGCCGGCCGATCGCGCAAACGATCATCAGCTACACACCGCTGACGTTTACGACGGTATCCGCTGATCTACTCGGCGTCCCCGCCATCGTGCGTGCCGTGAATCTGATCAGCACCGATTCAGCGCGGTTGGATCTCACTGTTACGCGCCGCGACGGGTCCGTAGTTGAGGACTCTCCCGCGGTCGATCTGCTCTACGGGAACACCGCTTCCTTCCTGAGTGGATACGAAATGCGTAAGTGGCTGGCGACGTCGGCTCTCTACTTCGGCAATGGCTACCTGCTCATCCGGCGCGATCTCCGCACCGGCGATCCGGTGGC